CACCTGTATGTTAATAACCTTCCAGTCAATGGAATCCTTCAGATTGATTATATCCACAATCGAATAATGCCTGGTCCCGTTCTCCTCTTCCGCAAAACGCAGCCGTCCGCTCAAACGCTGCTTCTCAATCTCTGCCGGATCGAGGTTTATCAGCTCACAAACCTCATCGGGCAGCATGGAGAGTTCTACACAGTTATCCTCACAGATATGTTGCAGCACGGCCAACATGTTGAGGGACTTCTTGTAACTTCTCACGAGTGCGGCGAACGAGCCGCTTTCAACCTTAATCATCTTTCTCATAACCTTTTATTTTTAGAGTGTTCTTCTTTTTCCAGCAGCATGGCACGCAGCACGTCCGAACGGCGGTAGTAAATCTTCCCCTTGTCACGGTGGAAAGGCAACGAACCGTCATTGCGGCGTCTTAGAAGTGTCCTGTCGGACATTTTGGTAAGCAGGCGCATGCCTTTTGAATCCAGTATCTCGCTGTCGGGCAAGTTATGTATGGCAGGAGCCAGTAAGTTTTCAATGTTGGTTACTTTGGCGAGTATGGTACTGAGCATGTGGGTCATCTGCCCACCAGGTGCAGTTCTTCTGTTATTCATAATGACCTTGTTTTCATTGTTTACGGTGCAATATTACGGAGATATTACAAGGTCATTGGTTACTCAACCGTTGAGCAACCGCCAAAAAAAGACAGAAAACGCCAGAATGAAATAAAAAAGGCCGGAAGCAATCTCCGGCCATTCCTGAAAGAGCAGGCATCCGAACCTCATGTCTGCCTTTGCTCATTCCAAACACCCTCTCCTTACATGGAAAAATGAAAATCCATCTTTATCTGTGACATCTCACGTATCACTGTACGGTCCAGCACACGCGCATAATGACGGGTCATCTGAACATTGGTATGCCCCAGCATTTTAGCAACGCTCTCTATCGAAACACCATTGGCCAGGGCAAAAGTGGCAAAAGTATGACGCGCCACATGCAACAGAATAGCCAAAGCAAGCGACTGTGGATAGGTAAAGATAAAATGTAAACCGTTAGGAATAAGCGATATTTCGGCATTTTGCGAAGTTGAGAAAATGCAAACTACAACAGAATATTGAGGTTGTTCAGTTACCAAACCGTTAGCCGGGCAGTTACCTAAACGGGAACAGGTAACGGCAAGCGATGAAAAGAAATCCTCACCGTTTTGTTTGCGTTAATACACAGTGTTTTGCGTATCAAGAGACGCTTATATGGCAAGTAAATTTGCACTTAAAAATATAAGCGTATGAAAGTAGAAAAATTCAAGGTGCTGCTCTACCTCAAAAAGAGCGGACTGGACAAGTCGGGCAAGGCTCCCATCATGGGACGCATCACCGTGAACCGCACGATGGCGCAGTTCAGTTGCAAGCTGTCATGCCCTCCCGAACTGTGGAATCCCCGTGAAAGCCGTCTGAACGGCAAGAGCAAGGAGGCGGTGGAAACCAATGCCAAGATTGAAAAACTGTTGCTTGCCGTCAATTCGGCATTTGATGCTTTGCTGGAACGTAAGCAGGAGTTTGATGCTATGGCGGTCAAGGATATGTTTCAAGGCAGTATGGACACACAGATGACCTTGTTCAAACTCTTTGACAGGCATATCGAGGAAATCAGGGCGCGTGTGGGAATAGACGTGTCCCACCGCACACTCCCGAACTATCTTTATACCCGTAGCCGTCTTGCTGATTTCGTCAAAAGCAAGTTCAAGGTGTCCGACCTTGCCTTCTGCCAGCTCAACGAACTGTTCATACGGAAATTTCAGGAGTATATCGTCATTGAAAGAGGATTGGGAGTCCAGACGGTACGCCACTATTTGGCTATTCTGAAAAAGATTTGCCGTATCGCATTCAAGGAAGGATACTCGGACAAGTTGTATTTTGAACATTACAAGTTGCCCAAACAGAAAGAGACACCGCCGAGAGCGTTGTGCAGGGAAGATTTTGAGAAGATACGGGACATCGAGCTTACCGGATGCCGCCCGGAACATTCCATAGTTAGGGACTTGTTCCTTTTCGCCTGTTATGCCGGAACCTCGTATGTGGATGTGGTCGCCATCACTTCCGACAACCTCTCAAAGGATGATAACGGGGCTTTATGGCTGAAATACCGCAGGGGCAAGAACGGGCAGTTAAGCCGGGTTAAACTGCTGCCCGAAGCGATAGCCCTCATAGAGAAATACCGGGATGACACACGAACCACCCTGTTTCCCGTCATTCCTTATCAAGCCCTGAAATGGTGTTTGACGAGCATCAAGATGAAGGTCGGAATCAAAGGACGGTTATCCTACCACATGGGACGGCACTCGTTCTCGACCCTGATGACACTCGAAAACGGTGTCCCTATAGAGACCGTCAGCAAAATGTTGGGACACGCTGATATAAGAACCACTCAAGTATATGCCCGTGTAACCCCAAAGAAACTCTTTGAGGATATGGACAAATACATCGAAGCGACAAAGGATCTGAAACTCATACTCTAATCCCATTAAAACAAAACAATTATGCGAAGTACATTTTCAATATTATACTACATTAACCGCAGCAAGGTCAAAGCGGACGGAACCACCGCCATCATGTGCCGTATTACGGTTGACGGCAAGAGCAGTGTGTTTTCAACAGGCTATTATTGCATCCCCGAAGATTGGAAAGCCAAGACAGGAGAGGTGAAAAATATAAGAACAAACAACCTTCTTGGAGAATTGCGCACCAAGATAGAAACATTCTATGCCAATCTGCTGAAGGAAACCGGAATGGTTACAGCGGAGATACTGAAGAACGAAATCACCCGTGTAGCTGCCATACCGGTCACACTGCTTAAAACCGGAGAGGAAGAACAGGAAAGGCTTAGAATACGCTCCGAAGTGATAAACTCCACTTCTTCCTATCGCCAGTCCAAATCCTCACAGGCATATCTGCACGAATACCTTCTGTCATTGAACAGGCGTGACATCGCTTTCGAGGATATTACCGAAGATTTCGGTTGGGACTATAAACTATACCTGAAAGCCAAAGGGTGCGGAGCCGGACATATCAACCACTGCCTTACATGGCTGAACAGGCTTATCTATATTGCCGTTGACAGAGAAGTTATCCGTTTCAATCCGCTTTCGGATGTCCCTTATGAAAAGAAGCCTGACTACAAGTTAAGACACATAAGCAGAGCCGAACTGCAACGGATTATGGAACAGCCCATGCCGGAAAGGTTACAGGAACTTACACGAAGGGCGTTCATCTTTTCTGCGTTCACTGGGCTCTCGTATGTCGATGTGAAAAGGCTTTATCCCTCACATATCGGAATGACAGCGGACGGAAGACGTTTCATCCGTATCAACAGAAAGAAGACAGATGTAGAATCCTTTATACCGCTTCATCCTGTGGCAGAACAAATTCTATCGCTGTATAACACCACTGATGATAACAGTCCGATATTCCCTTTGCCTAAACGTGATATGCTGTGGTACTGCATCCACGAAATTGGCATTGTGGCAGGCGTCAAAGAAAATCTCAGCTACCATGCGAGCCGCCATTCGTTCGGAACTTTGACGTTATCAGCAGGTGTGCCGATAGAGAGTATCAGCAAGATGATGGGGCATACGAATATCCGAACGACACAAGGCTATGCCAGAGTTACTGACGATAAAATCTCGGAAGATATGGACAAACTGATGGAACGAAGAAAGATAATATCGGCTGGCGAAAAGAAAAAATCATAAATAATCATCATAAGATAAGGGAATTATGAACAGAGGAATAATAACAATCAGTGAAACAGGCGCAATTACAATCCCAACCGCTCCCGTGTGGATGACCAAGTTTGAGATAGCCGACCTGTTCGGGGTATTCTCGTGCGACATCCGTAAGGCGATACGGGCAATCTACAAAAACAAGGAGTTAAGCGAGGCTGATACGATGAAATACATCAAGCAGCTTGACGGCATCAGCTATGATGTGTATGACCTTGAAATGATTATAGCCATCGCTTTCAAAATATGTAGCAAAGGGACCCTTTTGTTCAGGCGGTTCGTAATAGATGAAATCTGCACCGCCAAGAAAGGAAACCCGGTCACATTGTTCTTCTCTTGTGGAAAGGGAAGCAATCTATGGTATAGTTGAGGTTCATCCCGTCAGCCGCCCGTTCCCGATGCTCGGATGCAAAGGTAGCGTGTGGCTTTGACGGCATTGGCAAGGTCGAGCGGCAAAAGCCGTTTCGGACGGAATCTTCCTCAAACGGGGTTGAGCGTATTCCACCCGAAAACCTTGCCAATTCCTGCCACACGCATTTGTGGCATCCGGCAACGGAAACAAGCGACTGACGGGAAATCAGAAGAAACAGAGGAACGGCTTACAGACGAAGCTGAACATTGATGCTTCATCCGCAAGCCGTTCCTTTTTTGTTGGTGTACCATTGCTGCCACAAACATAGGGCAGACGGCAAACTGCGCTCCTTCAAGAAAATCAGGTTACAGTTGCCCCCAGTCGATAGGCAGTACGATAACCGTCAGCCAGCATCCTTTCGATGTCGGATTCACGGTAGAGGATTTTGCCACCCAACTGGATGTAGGCTATACGCCCCTCGTTGCGGTAGTCCTGAAGTGTCCGGCGGCTCACCTTCAACCGTGCCGAAACTTCCTTGTCGGTAAAGAAACGTTCCCCGTTCAGTGTCGGGCGGTAGTTGGCGGTCAGATGCTCTACATTGTCCAGCAGTCGGTCGAGGCTGCCCATGAAGTGGATTATCCACTCGTTGTCTTTGTTAATCAGTTCGTTCATATTACTCTGGATTTAGTGGAATTGTTGTTACTACTATATTCAGTTATCAGATAGTCCTGTCTTTGAACTTCGCTTCCTTTCGCCTGTTCTCCACAATGGGGACGATACGCTGCACGTCTTCGGGACGGTAATAGGTCTTGTGGTTTATTTGGCTGTATGCCAAAGTCCCGTTGTCCCGAAGCGTCTGTAACGTGCGTGGGCTGATGTTCAGCATCCGGCACACGTCCTGATTGTCCATCCACTCGCTCATTTTCTTTTCTCCGTGCCTATGGCAGATGGCATCCATCCGGCTGACGAAGCGGTCGAACTTGGCAACCAGTTCTTCGAAGGTCTTTCTCTCGATTGATACGATTTCCATATTGTCTTTCTTTTTTAATGATTGATGATTTTTCGTTTCCATAATTACACATATAGGCAGATTACCGCCTATAAGGTTCAGTGCCGAATCAATGTTACAGATAAGCAATGAATGACGACATTGCGTCATGAAGTCATTGAATCTATACGTCACCGAATTGTCGGATAACCGGGTTTCCGACGGTTCGGGTATCCGCTTCGGCAAGTGTCCGATGAAGTAGTTTTCGGGGTATTTTAATGTTCCGTTTCTCATATCTTTAAATCGTTAGTTTTTTGAATCATGCTGCAAATAAACAACGATGTATTGGAACTTGTATAACTTCTCCGGCAAGTGGCAGTACGTTTCGCAGATTGGCACTCATTGACTGGGTCAAGTGCCTGTTCAATACTGCATTAATGGTTTAACTTTGCTCCCGGACAATAGGAGGCGTTGATGGCGGCGCAGCCGGAGTCCTGAAAGGTATCCCTCAATTCGACAGGCGGAGGATTTTTGTGTCCTCAAAGACACAGCAAGATATATTTTCAGTT